CGTGTCAGGATTGGTAAACGTCTTACCAGATGGGCTCACGGTTACCTGGAAATCAAAGCCCTTCTCAGGGCTTGTCACATCCTCGTCACGATAGTCTTCCGATACCAGAACACCATAGATGTCCTTGCAAACAGTTGGAGAAAGTTCCCATACCTGAACTCCCTTATCCGCTTCTTCACGAACAAACACAGGAGCAAAGTACCTTGGCTTTGGAAGCAAAGGCTTGATCACCTTCCAAGCTTCTTTGTTCTTTCTGTCCTTGCGCAGTTCCATCACCAGTTCAGCAATCGGATCTTCCAACCCGAACTGTGCTGGAGCTACCAACCTGAAAGGTGACAACGATTTGTTATCGTAGTAACTCACTTCTTGAAATGGTTGCTCGTTCTGATCTTGATATGGAAGAAACCGAACGTTGAAAGTTCTTGCCTTGCCGTCATCAGAGAGTGTTGGCTTCCACTGTGGAAATGGAGGCCCCTTCTTTCCCTGGTTTGCCTTCTTCTCTCCGTTCATCACAGCGTAGGTGTCTGCAAGCTTATTGATGTTATATGCCATTGTGGGTTTTCCTTTGGGTTTTCTTCTTGGGTTTGAAAATGGGTTCAAACTATTGGGCCAGCCGAATTGCTGTCTTCATAAGTATGAACCGGAACATGGTTTCTGTATCGATCTCCGGGCGAATTCTTTTCCCTGATTCTATAGTGATTTCGGGTACTTAGACTACTGTTCTTCAGAGGATGGAAGTCCTTCCAGAACCTCTGAGGCAAGCCATCCGAACTGCTTGCTGCAACACTATAGCAAGGATTGGTTCGTTCTGAACCATTGGGTTCTCTTCGGTGGTTCTTGACCTGTCTTTGATGGTTGAAATAGCATAGTGCTCATCTGCTGTTAGTTTGACTCCAAAAGTTTGGAGAAGGTACAAAGAACGAAGAGACACGGGCATGTTCACAAGATCAAGATTGATCTCGTACATGATCCCTTGCTTGTTGTGCCAGTCTGAACTCTTGGGAAGATAATATGGTCTTTCTACTGTACCACACTTTCCAATGTCATGGAACAAACCTGTGATCACAAGACTTTCGGTGTTCAAGTTCGCTTCATAAGCGCGATTCAAAACACTCATGGTCTTGAGAACCTTGAGAGAATGGTCAACCAGACCACCGGGAAAAGCACCGTGATAATCTGTTCGAGTTGAAGCTGGGGCCAAGATCAAGGTTTCTTCGATCTTGTCAACCAATCCCAGAAGTCCTGTCTTTCGAGGTTGATCAGTAATCTTCTCAGTGATCAGACGTTTGAACGTCTCTATGTTACCAATAGCCTTTTGAAGTTCAGGTGTGATGTTCGCCATGAACACAGTCTACCCAACCTGGGTTTAGGGATAAACCAACCTGAATATCATCCAAATCTGGATGCTTTGATGGCGAACTCACAGCCAGGAAACAAAGGAATATCCTTGGAACAGGCATTCTTGAGAGTGTTCAGTTGATCAAGGGTTGAGTTGTGAACATCAAGAACCAGAGCATCATGGAGAATGAACAAAGGAACAATCGATTGATTTCCTCGGATGACTCTGAGAAAGTTCCTGAAGCCATAGAGAGCAACATCAACCGCGGTGCTCTGAGTGAAGTAGTTCAAGAGCATATATGGTTTTGCATCTCTGGTATCCAAGTAGCGACCATAGAAACTCAGGATGAACTCCCGGTTGTTTGACTCATATTCCTGAACCAGTCGTTCACGGAGTTGGTCAAGACCAAAGAACTCGTTCACAGCACCAATGAATCCATCAGGATCACGAACACCTTCAAGACCTGAGACAATCTTGTCATAACCAGCCCCATAGAGCTGACTCAGGATCACATCCTTCACCTTGTCACGATGAATATCTGTAATGCCAAGGTTATGAAGAACGTCTTGGTAGATATCTTCTCCCAGAGCTCCCAAACCCAAAAGTGGAGGATTACCAGAGAGGGAGGGAGAGAGATGGTTGATAAACAGAACTACTCTTGGTTCCAAGGCTCTAAAATCAAGTTGCATGATCTTTCCTTCCGAACCCCACCTTGACCCCAGGATGTTTCTCTGTTCTTTTGGAAGATGTAAGATGTTCGGACCTTCCAAGACTTTCAATCTTCCTGTCTTTGTATCAGATTTTGAGTAAATAACCGGATCCGTGAATCCATCAGGTCCAGGTTTGAATGACATGAATACATGTGGAGTCACCAGATTGTTGTTTCCATGATGCACCATCCATGCTCTTGGATCGATCTTTGCAGGTTCCAACCAACCAAGCATTGGCTTGGTTTTCTTGTAATGGTTCAGGTAGTAGTCCAGGTTGATTCCAGCAAACCGATCCCAGAGTTGATCAGCAAGGGTCTCTACCGAACGTTTAAACGCCTTCGGAGGCATCGCCATGCCCCAGGGCACATCTTGATCTTTCTCGTCTTTTAGAACGGCTTCTAGAGCCTTCCTGTGTGGTTCAGATGGGAACGTTGGTAGGGTCTTTCCATGAACCTTGGCAATCTCTTCAAGTTCAGGATCACCATAGATCAGGATCTCGGTGTCAGGAATCTCTTGAACTCTGCGAATCTTTCGATCTTCTGAGAGAAGGAGGTGTTGTTGGAACCCAAGAACGTCCCTGTGGATGTAGATGTTCATGGTCTCAGACTATATCACCCGGTTTTCGAGGATTTTAGCGTGTGATTGTTGACTCAGAACCTTGTGGAATTCCACCCGGAGTGCTGTTTGCGTTGTTCTGGATGTCGTTGAGCACGGTTTGTGCATTTCTGATTGTTTCGATCAAAGAACGATACTTGCCCCATCCATCATAAGGCGAAAACTTAATATCGGTTGAAAAAGATCCTTGTTCAAACTTATGAGACAAGCCTGTAACATAGTAATAATTGTCGATTGTGGTTCCGGTATTGAAGTCAACAAAGAATTTTGTTCCAAATTCCAACAAAGGGCAACCAAGAGAAGCGACAGACAGATCACAAGGAATAACCTGAAGAGGCAGACCTCCTGGGCTCTCGCCATTTGGTTGAAGAGGGTCTGTGTGGAATGAACGCAAGAGGTTAACGGTTGAAAGTTGCGGATTCTGTTGGGTAGAAAGGGATGCTTCTTTAATGGTTGTTCCTTGGGCTCCAATAATGATGTATGGACTTGTCTTCATCATAAACTCACGAAGTCTTGCTGGCCCTCCATTGATTCGATACATCCTTGAACCAGTTGGTGGTATCTCGGTGATCAATCCAAAGTTAGAAGCAGCTTGAATCATGGAAGTGGCAACCTCTGCATGAGATTCCCGAACTCCAGAATTACCACCCGAACTTGCTTGAGGAAGTGAGATGGTTCTAAGTTCCTCTTCTCTGTTTGCTTCCAACAAAGCCGTTTGAGTGTCATAAGAGGTAGTATTCCTGTCAAATATATGAACCCTGAGAATGGACAGTGCTGTTGCACCTTCTTTTGTGCGTCCTTCTGGTATGGCATCGGAAGCTCTTGGAAGACATTCGATATAGTAATCCAACTGCGGGAGGCGGAAAGAGCCATCAGGTGTCCCATCAGGTCTTCTGAGCAGTGTTTCAAGTCTTGTTTGAAGAGCCAAGGAATCTTCTGCTGCTGACTCGGCTGCCCCCGACCCAGTGCTGTTTTGTGCTGTTCGCCAGAAATGTCTATGAGACCCAGAACGATCTCTTAAGCCATATGATGGAGCCGCAGGATCTTCAACAATAGTTCTAGAAACAAAATTCAAAAAGTCTTGAAGTGACATGTCTGCCGCTCTGGCAACATTCTCCATTCTATAGCGTGTGTATTCACGTAAAAAATACCTCGTGTCAACCTGAAAGTTAGCAATGTTCAATGTTCTTGCGAATCCAGCGTATGAGTTGAGTGGATAGAAGATCAACTGAATGTCATCAAATTTTCTGGTTGCAGCTAATGGTTCTCCAACAAAAGAAAGAAGAAGTTCGCCAAGAGGAATAGAAGTGGCAACATGCAGTTGTTCTAGTTCCCTCTCAACCTCTGCCATGTCTCTTCGTGTTTCTTGATCAGAATAGGTGATGTATCTTCTGCCCGCCGCTCCACCTTCAGGATAGTTTGGAGTAGGAGCAGCAGTAAATGGACTAAGACGGCTTCTTGAGAGTCTTTGAAGTTTCTTTGCAATATTACCTTGGATCGTAGATCTCAGGTTCCTGATCTGCCCTTGTTGCCCATTGGCTCCATATAGATTGTTCAAAGCTGTCAAAAGACTCTGTGCATTTGGGCTGTTCTGGTTTCTACGAAGTTGAGCAGCAAACGTGTTTAGTTCCCTACGAAGCTCAGGAGTCAGAAGCAACTGACCATTCGCATCTCCTGCAACATCAAGAATCTGAACGCCTCGAACTTCACGAGTTCCAGGTGCATTGTTTTGAAACAGTCTTCTTCTGAGTTCACCAACCTGAGTTGACAGGTCTCTGACTTGCCGAATGATATCCCCAGTTCCAGACTCAGCAGAAGAAATGGTCTCCGTTCTGAAATCACTTGCGCCTCGCATTGCCAATGACAGAGTGATGTTTGCTTGACCAGCATTGTCAAAGTGCATTGACACATTGACGATTCCATATTTCTCTTTACATCTCATGCCGTTTAAGAGATTAGCATAGTGGTTCTTGGCAGACGGAGGATCTGGATGACTCCAACCATATTCAATCAAAATCTCTGTGTTGCTATAAAGATCAGGACGAATGAAATCGGCAATCTCAGCAATCCTAGACCTATCATGCAACACAAAGTCCATTTTTGCCGTTTTATAGCACATGAACCCAGTTGTCGGAACAACCTCAATTGTTAGGCTTTTGAATGTCATGAATGGCCTGAACTTATCAAGTACAGGAGCAGACCTCCTGTTGGTTCCAAGAGCAAACTGCTGCCTGTCTTCATTCGCATTCACAAGTGTTTGTGGAGCCGTGAACATCTCCATTCCTGCGACAGTGAATTCTTGATTGCTTCCATTAACCAAAGAACCAGACAACTGGTTGGCATTCAACAACAACCTTCTTGTGCCATCTTTTGAGACTTCTGCACCATCCAGAAACTTGATCAGCCCCGGCCCTTGAATTTGGTTGTTCGCATCCACGGGTGGCCTGCTGAACTGAAACAAAACTTCAAGATATGGTACAGATCTACCAAGTTCAACATTTGGCACACCATTCATGAAGATTGTCACCGCGTTTATGTTCTTATGAATAGGAAGAACACGAACCGAGTTTATCATGATAGCAGAGAGTGACGGCGACGTGTCTCTGTTTGGATGAGACAGGTTGTTGTTAATCACAGTTGAATCAAGAATCTGCTTGATTGAATCGTTTGGTCCTATCGAAGACCCTTTTATTACGCCACCATCTTCTGGCACAGAAGAATTAGTTCCATCACCAGCACCAAACACAATTTTCACAGTACGGTTAACCGTATTTATCAAATCCGCGTTTGAATTGCTGTCTTCACTGTTGTTACTTGGAGCCAACATCTTATTGATTCCATTCACAATGTCATTGCTGGTATATCCACCAGATGATGTATCAATCAGGAGCTCTATCATTCTGCTAATGTGTGCAGGCGGTGTTGGAAGATCAAAGGAAGCGCCATTCTCTTGCCCTTGGATCTGTGAAAGAGCAATCCTCCCAGCAAGATCTCTGATGGTGTAGAGGCCAAAATATTTGGACAAGACTTTGATTGAATCTTGTAGCGGAATGGTTGTCTGAAGCTGGTTCGCTGCATAACTCATGGTTCTAGATATCGGAATATGAAACCTTTGGCTTGCGACAATTATGAGACAGCAGCCCAAGTTTATGTAATTTATCCAACAAATCTAGAAACATCTCGGAGATCAGGAATTTTGATAATGGTCCCAACCGGCACTTGGAGCCCCCAGCCAATATCTGAAGCGGCTGCAATGAGCCACCACAACTTCCCATCTCCGTAATAACGACCAGCAAGAATATCCAACCTGTTGCTCTCCTGAAGAACAATCTGTTGAAACCTGATGTTTCCGGATTGAATGTTCTGACGAATGGCAGGAATGGCGAATGAAGTTCCATACCGATATCCCAATCCAATGACGGATGTTCTAGCATATCTGTTCATACTGTTTTCATCCTCCAATGATTCCTGAACCATTACTTGATCTTGGAGCAGACTGTGCTGTTGCCCTATTCATGTTG